ACAACGGCTAATGGCTCACATGGCGGTGGTTCTGAGTATACAACAGGCGTAACAACGTCAGGCACACCTGGATCTGGTACGGCTTTTACAAAAATTACTGTCGCAGTTGGCGCACCTACGCTATATACCTACTGTACAGCGCATTCTGGTATGGGCTTTCAGGTTAATACAGGTACAAGAGTAGGCACAGGGAAACGAGCTACTCGATTAGTTTCAAGAGATTCATTAGACTCAATACAACCGTCTTGGCATGATCCTACTGTAAAAGGTGACGCTAAACACGGCTCCTTAATTAAACATTATATGTATGAAGATCAAAACCCTCGTAATTATTATGTTTATCCTGGGGTTGCTAGTGGGGCCTCTTCTTTTTTAGAAATTATTTATTCGGCTAACCCAACAACAGTAGCTGCAAACGGCAATCTGGACGTACCAGATGTCTTTGCAAATGCTGTAATGAACTACGTTTTATACATGGCGTACATGAAAGACAGCGAGTTTGTAGGTAATCAACAACGAGCCAGCGCACATTATAATCTGTTTATTACTTCTGTTACTGGTAAATCTCAAATCGATTTGACTACGACTCCTAATTTAGACGTAGGTAATCAGGCACAAGCTACAACTATGCGTGGGATGGGGGTTAACTAATGGCTACATATGAATCTTTACTGCCTGATATTATACCAATGGTTCAAAACTGTCCTGATTCTTTAATAGAGTCTAATATTCGTTCTGCAGTTATTGAGTTGTGCGAGAAAGCTGGAGTATATCAAGTTGAACTAGACCCAATTACAACGGTGTCTGGTATTTATGAATATGATCTTGAGCCACCTACTGATACCGCAGTCCATAAAATTATGTGGGTATTGTTTAATGGAGATGCTTTAGAGCCTATTTCAACTTCATTGCTAGAAGAGCGCAAGCCTAAATGGCGTGAGCCTTCTTACTATGGCACGCCTGAATACTTTGTTAAACAGTCTCGTTCACTGTTTTATCTTGTACCTGTACCTAATGAAACAACGGCAAGTAGTACAAGGTTACGAGTACAGTTAAAACCGTTACATACGTCAACCAGTTGTAACGATGACATCATGGATGACTATAGAGAAGCGATTGTAAATGGCACTTTGTTTCGATTACTACGTATGCCTAGTAGAGATTGGACGGATTTACAGGGTGCAGATGTTTATAGGCAGTTATATAACGTTGGGTTGGTAGAAGCAGAGCGTAGAGCGAAGCAGTCTGACACTGGCGTAGCTAGGAAAGTGAGATACGGTGGACCATTCCTACCGTTGAACAGGAGGAGAAACAGGTATGGAAGAGAGATCCGATGAGCCGCAGTTATCTGATATTCGGGATTACTGGCCTTGGGTTAAAGATGGAATACAGGAGATATTAACAGACCAGAAACAATTAACTTTTATACCAGAAGATGTATATGCAGCTTGTGTTAATGGACAAGCACACCTGTGGGTAGCTCCAGAAGGGTTTGTTATAACTACTGGTCTAAAAGATGAGTATGCAGGAACGTCAACTTTGCTAATTTGGATAGCATGGGCAGAAGAAAAAGGGAAGGATTGTGTATTAAAGTACATGACTTTCTTTTCTGAACAAGCGAGTAAGGCAGGGTATACAGAATTAGAAGTGCGAACACCAAAACCGTTTGCACAGCGTTGGTTAGATAAAGGGTGGGAGCTAAACCACTCTGTTTATACAAGGAGCGTTTAATGGGTGGTAGACCTAAAAAACAAGATTATGAGCCTTCTGAAGCAGAGAAGGCCAGTGCAGCTGTAGCTAGGGCAGAGAAGTTATTTTTTAATGAAAACTATGCGCCTAAATTACGTGAGATGCGTGATACTGCTCGTAATTTTAATTTTAGAGACTCAGTTAGAGGCCGTGCAAACGCAGATGTAATGCAAGCTTTAACTGGTCAAGCTAGTTTTCGTGGGGCTTCTGATGTCTCACGTATGGGTGATACTTCTCAAGCGATTAGTGGTCAGTTACAAAAGGCCGATGAAGCTGCTACTGATGTAAGAAATACCATGTCTACAGGCGTACTTGGTACTGCTAGAGGACAAGCTGCTGAAGCACAAACTGGTATGGCACAAGCGTCTAGGTTAGCAACTTCTGATGCTCTAACTAGAGCAAGAGCTAATCAACAAACTGCAATGGCTAAATTTGATGCAGGTGCAGGTATGGCTTTAGCTGCAGGGATGAGGGGCTATGATGCATTTAAAGAAGGCGGTGGGTTTGCTGGTATGAAAGATAGAAGGCAACAAAGGCGAGGGGAAAGATTTTTAGCTGATCCTTTAACTTCTCCGCAATCAAACCCTATCACTGATCCAATGTATTATACTTTTAATTCAGGGACAACAAGGGTTTCATAATGGCACAAGACATGTACCAACAAGCGTCTGAAGCTGCAAGAAAGTATCAAGAAAACGGTCCTGACGGCATACCGAATACAGGGGATGAGCCAACAGAAACTGCTGATAGTGCTACGGAGGTTACGTTAGATCCTGTTAACGATCCTGACAAAGTTTTCGCTGACATGACCCGACAGGATTATCTTGATTACATTAGAGATTACAGAGACTTTGAGAAAGAACTACTTGAGAAAGCCAGCACAGATACTAGCTTAATTGATTCAGCTAGAGAAGATGCAGCGATGGCAAGAGAAAGAACAGCTGGTATTGCTCAACGTAATTTATCTCGTTATGGCACGGCTTTAACTCCTGCTCAACAACGTGAAATGCAGCGAAATATTAATCGTGGCACTACATTAGGTGGCATTCAATCTATTGCAGATGCTCGTATTGCTCAACGTGATGCAAATCAAAAGCTTTTAGCTGATCTTATTAACATAGGGCAGGGCGTAAATCGTACTAGCTTACAGCAATTAGGTAGTGCAGCTGCTGATGCAACACAAAGAAAGAACGCTTACACACAAGCTAGAGCGCAGTATAAAGCCAATAAATACTCTACGATTGGTGGGTTAGGTGCGATGGCTATTATGGCGTTGCCGTTCTTATAGGAGCTATAAATGGTAGATGGTGTACTAGGACAAGTATTAAATTATCGTTCACGGCAGCGTGGTCTTGATCTTGAAGAAGAACGGATGCGTCAAAATCAAGAGTATCGAGATCAACAACTTGAATTAGAGAGGCAACGGTTAGGGCAGTATGATCGGGCTGCTGCTCAGCAAGACAGAGCTTTAGCTTTAGACGAACGTACCGTTAGAATACAGGAAGAACAATCAATAAGAGATAATCAAACCCGTCAAGCTTTAGCTGGTTTAAACGAGTTTCAACCTTATGTTGGAGTTGGCAATCTTGAAGAGGGCGGTAATCTTATCGAACTTAAAAAAGATAAAAATACTTATGGTGCTTTAAAAGCAGGTAAGTTTAAAGGCGGTCTTTTACAACAACTAAATACGCTGAAAAGCCCAGACGGTTTTACCTATGACAACGTGCGAGTAGAGACTGTAAACGGGGAAACTTTCCTTACAGCTACAGGCAGATATGCGTCAGGGGAACCTGGAGTTGCAACTAGAGAAGCTGGTAGTGGGGCAGATGAAACAGTAATCCGATTGTCCCTTGATGAAGCTGTGGATCTTTTAAATGAGCGCATCCAGCTAAGTCTTAATGAGTTAGATCCAGTAGCTTATTCTAACATTCAAAATACTTTGATTGGGGCGGTAGATGCTAGAAATACTCAAGCAGAGATGTTAGAAAATAACAGCAAAATATCTGCAGCTATTCAATCTAAAGTTTCTTTAGCTCAAGATGCGTTACTTGAAAGAGAAGTTCTTGGTACTTTGGGTGAGCTTAAAGGAAATGCAAAAAGAGCGTACATGTTAAAGCTAGGGCGAGAGTTTTTAAACCCTGATGACCCAGAAACAGTGGAACGTTTAAACCTCTTAGAACAGTCTCTTGACGAGAATAAGGAAATGGAAGGGGTAGAAGGCGAGGTGTCTTTTGAAGAAGGCAGCGGAGAAATGACTGTTACCGCTACATCTGATAGATACTCAGGACTTGCCTATGATAATTTGGTAGGAGATGATGAATTTAAACTATTTAGTACCTCTAATGCAGCAAAACTTAAAGCTCATTTACGTGATAAAGGCGTTTTTGAAGGCCGCTTAGAAGCTAGAAACAAAACACTTGATGAAGCTAAAAAAGCTTTAGATGCTGACGATTCTACACAAAATCGTGAAAAGTATGATCGTGCCCTTAAACAAAGAAACAATGTCCTTTCTAAAGTAGAAGCAGAAGCAGATAAATACGATCTATTAATTCAAGACTCTTTGGATACACGTATAGCGTTGCTTGAAAAAGATGTTGAAAACAACACTATAACAGGCCCACGTTTAGACGAGCTAAATAGCTTAAAAGCAGAGAAAGAACGGTTAATTAAATCAGGTGCTACTACTAAAAGTATGGCAGCACCTGAGTTTAAAGGGATTGAAGAAAAATTAAGAAAGGTTATTGATCCTAACGATAACATTAATCAATTTAAGGATGTTTCTCCAGAGTTTAGGGCAGACATAGTAAGTACCATAGACGCTGCTGTTGATAACGGTCAATTAACCTTTACTGAAAAACAAACCCAGATAGCTGCAAAAGCGTTTGAAGAAGCAGGTATTGAAAAAATAGAAGACTTTAAAAACAAATTGCCTCCTGACAGGCAGCTTATTGCTTACTCAATGCTTACTGTAATGGCTCCAGATGCAGAACAAAGATCCGCTGTTAGGGAGTTGCTAGATATAACTGCTATTGGTGGTGATGCAGCAGGTTCTTCTTTAGACAAATTTAAAGCTACTAGCGATAGGCAGACTTCACGAGCAGCTTTGATGAACGCAATAACTAAGTCTAGGGAATCTGCTACACAGGAAAATCAAGGGGCTTATGACGAAGTAGCTGACTACACAAACACTGTTTATGATCTTTCATCTAAGTTAACTCCTGAATACTTAAAAAGCACAGAGAAAAACGAACAAGGTCGGACTCCATTACAAGAAGTTAATTTTTTATTGTTGCAGCTTAGACGAAATAGGCAAGATCCTAGATTTATTGATAAAAACAATCCACAACAAACAGCTACATTATTAGGTGACGCAGGAGCAGCACTTGTTTCTGCTGCTATAGGTAATCTTATTGAGCCTAGTTTCTTTGGTGGTTCTCCGTCAGTCAACGTAGATGATGTCAATATGAGCAATTTGTACGTTGATGATTATGATAATCCTACAAAAATATCTTACCAATCTGGTAGCCAAGCAGGGAAATCAATGTCTATTGGTGCATTTAAAAATAAAATTAAACTAAAAGAGATTCAAGACTTAGCGGTGACAATTGCTAGAGATAATACTAGAGCTAGAGCGAATCAGGAAGAATAGTGTCTGAGCTATTTAATCGTTTACTTGATGAAAGTTTTAATGCCCCTCGTAGGCCAGCCCCACGCCCCGATGAGATAGTAGATACTGATAAAATCGGACCTGCCTCTTTAGGAGAAACTTTTGGTAGAGGCGTTACTGTAGGGATAGAGGGCCTCAAAACAGATGTTGAGTATTTCAAAGGTATTTTTAATACCTTAACAGGTGATGAAGAAGCCGCTGCTGCTAATATACGTAAAGCAAGAGTTCGTGAGTCTTTTATTCCTGATTATCTTTCAGGCATTGAATCTTTTGGTGAGTTCCTAGATAACCCTACTTTTGACGGTTTTGTCACCCAAGCATTTAAAGCAGGTGGTCAAGTGCTTCCTTCTGCTATTACTTCTATTGCAGGAGCAGGTACTGGTGCGTTAGTAGCAGGGTTAGGTAGAGGACTTATAACTGCTGGTAACAGGGCTGCAGCCAATCGTTTATTACGTGATACCGTTCAGCGCAATATAAAAGGCATTGCAACTGCTGATGAGAAAGCCTTGTTAGAACAAGCATTTGCCAAGCTTAAAAAAGATGCAGGTGCAGGTCTTTTAAGAAGGGACGTAGGTAGGGGGGCCATAACGGGTGCGTTTGCAGCAGAGTACCCACCTTTAGCTGGTAGTGCTTTTTCTGAAGCACTTGACTCTGGTAGAGACCCCGATAGAAGCCAAGCGTTTCGTGCTTTAGGTGTAGCTGCTCCACAAGCTGCCGTGGGCGTAGGTGGAGAAGTTGCGCTCGTTAAACTGTTTGGCAAGGTAGCTAAATCACGAGCAACTAAAGGCGGCTCGTGGTACGGCAAACTAGCGAAAGATATTAACAAAGGTATTCTTGGTGGTGGTGCAGTAGAAGCAGCTACCGAAACAGTTCAAGAATCTATTGCTATAGCAAACCGTAGAGCAATGGATGATGAGTTTACTACACAAGAAGGGCAGTTACGTTTAGCTGAAGCAGCGTTTGCTGGGTTCTTTGGCGGTGCTGGTATTGGTGGTGCTGGAGGTACAGTAGGAGGCGCTATTTCTGCTGTTAACTCTAACGATGTTATGAGTAAAGCAAGTAGCTTTTTAAGGCAGGGCCAAGACCAAATTGTAAGTGACCAAATTACAGAACAACAGTATGGCCCTATGGGTACTGCCATACCTACTGTTGAATCTGATCGAAGCATAAAAGCTCAGCTAAAAGCTATGTTTGATAGAACAAGCTCTAAGCAAGCAGTCTTTATTCCTGGTGCTACTCCAGCACAAAACGCAAATAAAAATGGGGACGTAGAAGCTGCTGTTATTGACGGCAACGAAGCTTACACTGCTTTTATAAAAGGCAAAGGGACTATTGTTACCACTAGCAAACAACTTGCAGAAGAAGTTGTTAAAGCAGGAGCAAGTGATACGGCTCTTAAAGAAGCCCTTGGTTACAGTGCAGTTCCTGAGACATTAGACCCTCAAAGCATTGTTATTCAGGCATTAGACGAAGAAGGTAACGTTGTTTCTGAAGAAGTAACGTCTGAAGAAAATAAAGATAACGCAGTAGAAGCAGCAAGAAATTTAATGCCCAAAGGTGGGCGAGTTGCTGAAACGACTTATGAAAAAGCACTTGAAGCAAGGCAAGAATTAGTAACCGAAGAAAACAAACCCACTCAAGGCGAGTTTAATTTTGAGGTAGAGCCAGAACAAGGACAACTTGACTTTGGTGAGACTGAAACACGGGACGATTTAGACCAAGGTACTTTAACCCTACTACAAGATGAAATAACAAAACTTAGGGCTGAAGACCAAAAGATTAGAAGAGAGAACCCTGAGTCTGTAGTAAATGGTGAGACAACAGCAAGTGAAAATTTACGTGCAATAAGAAATGTATTAGTTGAGGAAGAACTTGTAGGTTCTTTTTTTATTAAGCAAATTGATACTCAATTGGAGCAGATGACAGGGCGTTCCTCTACTCCTAATGTAAACGAAACCGCAGAAGGTGGGGCGGTTATTGCTGAAATTGATGGTAGTTTAGATCAACGAGAAAATATAGGTGATGTTTCTGAACAGTCGTTACTTAATACAGACCCGTCAGAAGGAAAAGCGTTTCTTAGAGAAATAGCATCTCGTAGAAAAGATAAGAAGTTTAAGGCTAGAAAAACAAATAAAATGTTTGATGACCTTAAAAAAGCTCAAAAAGAATACCTTGAACTTTTTGACTTACCTGACAATTACTTTGAAGTTAATGATTTTGCTCAATCAATCCCAACAGCTGCCTTAAAAGCAGCCATAGCTGCAAAAAAACAAAATCCTGCTGCTAACATCGCTATAATTCCTGCTACGTCTGCCCCTAATATAGACGGGGCTGTTTCTCGTTTAAAAGACGAAGACGGTACAGATTTAATACAAGTTGTTGAATATGCTGACAACATTATTGAGTACCAAGTGAGTTTTCCTTTACGTGATAAAAAAGGAAATTTTTTGCGAGATAACAAGGGAAAGGTTGTATATAAGAAAGAAACAAGAAGAGGAACAATAGATAACGCTTTAGCAGATGTGTTTGAGTCGGCTCAAGAAGGAAGATTTGCAGAAGAGTCTGGTTTTGAAATGGCTGCCGTTGATGAAAATGGTAACGTAGGCGACTTCAAGCCTATTAACCTTATAGCAATAACTGCGTTAGGGGCTAGGCTTTTATCAGATGCTGCTTTTAAATCAGGAGTTAGAGGGAATCTTTCAAATCGTTTTTCTGTAAGGGCTTCTTTTACACAGGGGCTTGCTGAGTTTTTATCTAATGGGTATGAAATACGACATAAAGATATACCAGATATATTTGGTATGTCAGATGGAACTTATTCTCCTGATAACCCAGACGCTATAAGTGGCTCACTTGTTTTTAAAATGTTTAGAAGTGCTTCTACTCCCAATATAAACAAAGTAAAACCAGTTATTAATAATAGAACTGGAGAGCAAATTTCTGATAGCCCTCTTGTTTGGACTTCAAAAGGCAAAAGTTATTCTATTAAATATATTCTTAGTCCTGAAACAACGACACAAAATCAAGCTGAACAAGATGCACGGAATGAAATAGCCTATACTAACGCTGTTTTAATGAGAGTTTTACAGAATGAACGTAACCCTGATGGTTCATTAGGCACAGGAAGAACCGATTACACTGATGGCACAAATAATACAGATTATCGAGGCAATCTTATTCTTGATGGTGAAAAGATTGCAGAAGATTTTGGTGAAGAAGCTATTGATGCTGCTGAAGCTGAGATAGAAAACGAATACTTTTTTGGGGAGTATGAACAAGCTGCATCACGGGTTGCTTTAGAGCAAACTGTAGACGAAGAAGGTAACACTGTTACTGTATCAGGAGTAGTTGAGGACCCTGACGTTGTAGAAAGTGAAACTGCAATACAAGAAATAAAGACTCAAGAAGAGTTACGTCAAGCCAAAATTGGCATGGCACAAGATACCGCAGTTAATAGACCTGAAGACCCTGTTAAAAGCACTCCTCAAGGAAGAAGAGAGGCTGCACAAGCAGCTAAAGCAGTAGACGAAAGGAAAGCAAAACTTAATAGCGAAGAAAATAAAATCTTAGATAATCTACGCAAAGAGAATGCAGAAAAAAATACGGCAAGGGCCGAGGCCATCGTTAATAATGCAGAAGAGCAAATACGTAATAAGAAAAAACAAAACCAAGGTAAATTTGCTAATACCAAGTTAGATAACACTAAAGTATATGGGTTTAAATCTAGGGCCACACAAGAAGTAGCTAAGTTTATAAACTTTGCTTTAGATGCAGCAGGGTTAAAAAATGCACCAATTATTTTCTCGTTAACTGAATTAAAAGCAATGTTGGCAGAGGGATTAGATTTAGAACAAAATTTTTCTCAACAAATGGTGCAAGATGTAAACAGAACGTTAGTTGATTTTGAAAGTAAACCTACGTTGCGTGGTAGGCTTATAAAAGATAATAATATTAAAGATGGCAATGTTAATTCTATTGTTATTATTGATGATACTAAAGGCACTCCTACTACAGAAGCAAACGCTAAAAACCTAGAACACATGTTAACTGCGTCACATGAAATAGGTCATGCTTTATTTAAAAACATTATAGATGATCTTAAAAAAGATTCTAATAAAGAGATATACAACAGGTTATTTGAAAATTTTAAAAAGTCAGGACAACCTTATACTATTTTAAAAGATTTATACCCAAATAATCCTGACCTTCAATTTGAAGAATACTTTGCTGACCAAGTTTCTAAATGGGCCAGTAAACAATTTAAAAACAAAAAACCAAAAAATATTGTTGAAAAAACCTATAAAAACATCGTTGCAAGGATGGAGCGTTATTATCGTGCTTTAAGAAAAGCAGGATCAAGAAAGTTAAGACGAATAGGCGATACTCGTATTGATGCTGATTTTGAAATTTTTATTACTAATGTAATGGAAACTAGAAAAGCATCTGGAGGAACTAATAACTTTGTTCGTGATACTGTTATTAACGCTATTGTTGAAAGAAGTAAAAAGTCGGGTAGGTCACAAGCTAACGTTGAAAAAGTAGTTAACATAGCAGAAAAGGTATTAGGCAAGAAACCAAATAAAGCAACTCGCAAAGGTCAGCTTGAGTTTAGTCGGCAACAAACTGGTTTTAGGAATCCTTCTAAGAAACAAATTGCAGAAAGAGAAGCTAAGAAACAAGCAGAGCTAGATGCGTTAAAAAATAAACCTTCACAACCTTCAGAGCCTTCAACTGAACCAAATAAATTAAAGCAAGCGGTACGGGAAGCGGCTGGATTACGTAATAAAATTGTTGAAAGCAGGGGCGTTAAAGCTCTTGGGTCAATGCTTCAAACGGCTGATAGCTATTTAAGAACTTTAGGCGGTGCAAAATACGGAGCAACATTGAACCGTATTGCTGATTTTTTCTACATAAGAGCGCAGCAAGGCCGAAAAGATTACACGCCAGAGGGGCGATCTTTAGGTTTTGTCGGAGATGTGGGTAGAGCAAGAGACTATTGGCAAGAAGAACTTAAAAAAGCTCTAGGTACTGAAGGTAAACCTATAACAGATTTACGTGATCCTGAGATCAAAGCAGGAATAGAAAGAGCGCAGTCAAGCATTCCTACTGAGTCTATGGATAAAAAATCTGTTGAATATAAGGTTCGTAAGTTTCTTGAGAAGTTTTACGAAGAATACATTGGACCTAATAATAAAGAGAATGCATCCATTGAGATGTTAAAGAACTATTTCCCTACCGTTCTTGATTTAGAAGGCATTGCAGTTGAACCTGATGGGTTTGTAGAAATTGTATTGCGAAAAAATATCGAGGCTAAAAAACTCACTGATGAAATGGAAATCAATAGAGAAAGGGTAAGAATTAAAAAAGTAGTTCTTAGTCTTTTGCGTAGGCATGACATGCTACAAGATGATGTAGAAGGTACGCCTATGCCTGATAAAACTGCTGAAGAAAAGAAAGTAGATCCACTTCAATATACTGAACGAGAGTTGAAGTTTACAAAGAATGTAGGGCTTAGTGAGTTACAAGGTACGCCCTACATAAAAGATCCCACAGACTCATTGCTTGAATATTTGCACAGTACGATTAAACGGGTTGAGTGGAATGCTTATACTAAAGACGCAGCAGGAAATGATTTATTAGGTCCTGAACTTGATAAGCTACCACCAGAAATGAGAGCAAAAGCTTTTGATGTTATTCATACCTATTTAGGTTATCAGAATGAACCACTTAGTCCGTTATGGAGAAAAGTCAATTCATACGGTCAGTTTTTACAAATAATAACTATTCTACCTTTTGCTGCTATTGCCAGTATCCCAGAGTTAGCAGGACCTTTAATTGTTTCAAAAGACTTTGCAGCGTTTAAAGCAGGGTTTGTTGAACTGTTTAACTCAACCTTTAATTACAAAGAAGCTGAAACATTAGCACGGGACCTTGCTGTAATTACTAATGAAACTGTGGCGACAGCTTGGATGACTCAAGCTGAGTTAGATTACATGGACCCAAAGGTACGTGAATGGACAGATGTTTTCTTTAAAATAACAGGGTTAAACTTTTTTACCCGTTTTACTAGGATTTTTGCAAGTAACATGGGAGTTAACTTTATTATTCGACATTCTGACCCTGCTACTCAAAACGAAAACTCTTTGCGTTATTTAAACGAGTTAGGTTTAACTCCAGATGAAATAAAAGCATGGGTAAAAGGAGGCCGTGAGTTTACTAGCCCTGTAGGCAAGAAAGTAAGGGCTGGATTACAACGGTTTGTAGAAAGCGCAATACTTAGACCTAATGCAGCAGAACGTCCAGTGTGGGCATCTGACCCACGTTGGGCTTTAATTTGGCAGTTGAAGTCATTTTTCTATGCATACGGTAAAGTAATTCTTGGTGGTGGCAAAAGAGAATTTAAAGCTCGTTTGGCTAATGCAGATAAAATGCCTTACCAGCGTATGACAGAAGCAGGAGCTTTAGTTTTACTTGCTGGGTTAGCTGTTTTTCCATTAGCTATGTTTGGTCTTGAGCTACGTGAGTATGCTAAGAATGGATTAGCATGGATATTACCAGGAGTAGAATCTGGTGATAAATACTTTAGATCAGATAGGATGAGTTGGTCAGAATATTCTGGTGAAATTATTGATCGTTCTGGAGTATTAGGGCCTTTTACTTTATTAAATATGATGCATCAACAAGCAGAATGGGGTAAAAGTCCTATTATTCCGTTGTTAGGACCTACAGCAGAAACAATTGATACTGCTTTAACAAACGGTTTTAATGTGGGGAAAACTTTTGGTGACAGGTTACTCCCTTTTTATAATGTAATTTAGGGTATACAGGAACAGAACATGGCATATTCAAGCACATTAAATTTAGTCACGGGTGATACGTTACCTGAGTTGACGTTTACCCTGAAAGACTCTTCCACAGCAGCAACAGGGCAAACATTAGATTCAAGTGACAGCGACACTTGGGCAGCAATTGGTTTAACTGGAGCAACAGTTAGGCTACGGATCAGAGAAGTAGGTACGACTACAGTGCTATCTACTCTAACATGTACAGTAACCAATGCGTCTGGAGGGCAAGTAACTACTAACTTTCCTGCTGGCACACTGACAAAAGAAGGTACATTTGAAGGGGAAATAGAGATTACTTTTTCAAATGGTGGTATTCACACGGTATATGACCTTGTTAAACTAAAGGTTAGGAGCGATTTCGATTGAGCAGCAAGGTAACAATTACCTTCCAAAACATTAAGGCAGAGATTACTCATACTCAGCCAGAAGCTTTATTGGCCTATCAAAACATACAGATGGTCGATATTCGGCTTGATCCAGATTCTTTAAATCAATTTTTTGGTGACTCTTTTGGTTTTAGTGATGCACCTGTATTTGCGTACAGTAAAGCGGTAGCCGATAGCATAGGTATGGCTGATGTTCCTGCTATTAATGTGGGTAAAGCATTAGCTGATTCAGTCAGTATGAGTGACTCCTTTAGTCCATTACTGAATATCCTTAGAACATTTAGTGATTCTGTCAGCATGAGTGACAGTATTTCCCCGTTATTAACTATAGGTTTACCGCTTTCTGATGCGTTTACAGTAGATGAAGTGTTTGATAGTCAAACAATTCAGTCGATCCTTAAACAGAATGTTGTGGGAATGAGTGATGTTTTTACAGCTTCTGTTGGCAAAGCACTGGCTGATTCAGCTAGTATATCGGATCAGTTAACGGTTAATTTTGCTTTAAATTCATTAGCTGATAGTGCTTCTGTAGCAGAAGTGCTGTCAATTAATTATGTAAGTGGTACTCTTTCTCTTTTAAATAACTCAACCATGAACACGGCAACGTTTAATGGCTAGGAGCAAACAATGATTTCAGATGATCTAAACATGAAAGGCCGATTAATTATTCGTTTGAATGATGAAATCGTCCAAGAGGTTGATAACCTAGTGGTTACAGCTGGCAAAGGCTACGTTGCTTCTCGTATGAAAGATACGACTGCATCTGCTATGAGCCATATGGCTGTAGGCACAAACAACACAGCAGCTGCGGCAGGTCAAACTGCGTTAAGTGCAGAAGCAGCTAGAGTTGCTTTGACTAGCACTACTGTTAATACAGGGGCTGGCACAGTAACTTACGTAGCTACCTTTGGTGCTGGTACAGGCACAGGTGCTTTGGTAGAAGCAGGTATATTAAATGCCTCTTCTGGCGGTACAATGCTATGTAGAACTGTGTATACAACTATTAATAAATCTAGTAACGACTCGATGACAATTACTTGGGTAATTACTGTCTCGTAAAGGCGTGAGAGCATGGGCGTAAAGTTTGCAAATAAATTTAGCACTACGCTATCTGCAGGGATAAATAACTCTGTTACGTCATTGTCGATTGCTAGTGCTACAGGTTTTCCTACGATTAGTGGTGGGCATCATGCCTACGTTACTTTAGACAACGGTGATGGCACTACGGTAGAAGTTGTTAAAGTAACTAATATATCTGGGACCACGTTAACAGTTACTCGCGCTCAAGATAGTACGAGTGCAGCAGCTTTTAGTGCAGGGGCTAAAGTAGAAATACGGATGACTTCTGCGCTTTTACAGGATGTAAAAGATGAAGGTCCAGATGACACCGTACTAAAAGTAGACCAAGGTAATAATCGCGTAGGTATTCTTAATACATCCCCTGATGTTTCTTTGGATGTGGGGTCTGCTACTGACTCAATGCACATTCCTGTAGGGACAACAGCACAAAGACCTGGATCTCCTGCTGCTGGGTATTTCCGATTTAACTCTACTGAAACACAGTTTGAAGGCTATGACGGGTCTGATTGGGGCGAGATTGGTGGCGGTGGGGCAACGTTGGCTGTAGACAATTTTACAGGTGATGGCTCAGATACTACGTTTACAATGGGGGCCAATCCTCTCGAAGAAAATAATACGCAGGTTTATATAGACGGAGTGTATCAGCAAAAAAATACTTACAGTATTTCTGGTACTACTTTAACTTTTAGTGAAGCTCCTCCTAATACTTCTAGTGTAGAAGTGGTACGGATTTCAGCTGCTACTGTAAGTGTTGGCACACCAGATGACAATACAGTGTCTACTGTTAAAATTGTTAACGATGCGGTGACTCAAGATAAAATAGCAGACGATGCGGTGGGAGCCGATCAGTTGGCATCAAATGCAGTGGTAACTGCTTCTATTGTAGACGATGCTGTAACTCTTGCTAAGATGGCATCTGGGACAGATGGAAACATAATTAGCTATGATGCGTCAGGTAATCCTGTAGCGGTGGCAACAGGTAATGCAGGTCAGGTTTTAACTTCTGCTGGAGCAGGTAGCCCACCTTCTTTCCAAACTGCTTCATCAATATCAACCAGTAAAGTCTTTTTTATGGGGCAATTGTAATGACAGTTAAAATATCAGGCGTGGATCTTAGCGCAAACACAACAGCGAATATAGGACAAGCTGGCTCCTCTGGAGGTACTTATACTGTCCATATACTTAATCGGAGTTCATCAACAGCGTTTGTGCAGTTAGGGGTAGGAGATAGTTCGGCTACATTTGTGAACGCTCAAAAGTTATTAGAAAATACGCAAATAGCACCAGATGAAAGTTTAAGTTTTTCACCAGTGGTAGCGGGAGCGAGTGACTATATTATCGGAAGAAGTACAGTCGCAAGCGTCAATATGGTAATGATGGGGCATGATGAATAATGGCTGGCCTAACTAGACTATCAGGAAGTGGGCGAGGTAGCTTACCTACGTTCCCAAGCGGGGATAAAAGCTCAGTTACTCCTTACTACAATTATGACAATAATGAATCGGCTTACGTACACCTTCCAGCATTTACAGGCGGCACATCAGCGGGAGGGTCTATAAGAATTTTACAAAACTCAACCAATTCTTTTAGCGCTAGGCTATACGATAAAGATGGTGGACAGTTAACGTCTGGCGTTTGGAATGGCGATATGACACAAGCAGAAGCGGGTGGAGGATCAGGAGATGCCGACAGACTCGTTGGTTGCTACATGGATGAAACGGACAACCTTTTTTATATGTGGTTTTTGGATTGGGGTACTGATCCCGATACTTATATCCTTTCAACAGTTAATGAAGCTGGAACAGTTAATCGCATAGGGGCGGCTCAAGGGATTGCTGGCATAAATGGTCTTTGGTATGGGTCTGACTCCACTGGCCCGCTGTATAGGGTAGGAGGAGACGGCTCTGGGAATTTTGCGATTTCTGCCGCAGGGCCAGCGGGAGGTAACTCTGCCGCAGGTGTGCCTTATCGGGGAACCACGGTTACCATTAGCGCATCTGACGCTTCGTTGAGTTATTCTTCAGGTTTGATGCCTAGTGCTTATGGGTCTTTAACTTATTTGCGGTCTCCCATATTTGGGCCGACAGGAAACGGAATAATTGGTGGCGCTATTTCCAATATTTCTTATACTCAAGGTCCCCCTCTTGTGACTGGACCTTACGGCTCTTTAGGAAATACAACGACTGGAAGATTTGCAACTAATATTTATTTTGGCTCACCAGCAACGAATGGTTTTCCAACAGGTAATAGCTCTTTCATAATTTATAGAAGTAGAAGGAAGTATATATTTTCAGTTTATGGTAATGCGTTCAATGGCGCTCCCGCTGTATATGATGAAGCAGAAGTTCACGCATGGTTGGATAATTTGGCGGTGTATTATGGAATACTATAGATATGTAGGGGTAGACAGCGGAGGAAACTTATCATTTCCTGCATCTGTTTGGTTAAATCTTTTAACAGAAACAGAAATGTGTGCATTTTTTCGTAGCTCTACACAAATTATTGCAGATACTGCTTTACTTATGAGTAACAGAAATTGGGTAGTAAATGTAGAAAGCTCAAGGTTTGATGAAGTAATGGCGGCTTGTGTTGCAGAAAATATTTTTACAAACGACAGAGTAGCAGAGTTTAAACGTGGTGTTGTGGAAATAAGCGAAATGGAGTATCGGTATGGCTCTAACTAAAGTAAAAGCAGGAGTAATGGGAGCAAACTCGGTAGGACGAGCTTCTATTGTTGACGGTGAAGTTATAACTGCAAAGATTGCTGATTCTAATATTACAACAGCAAAAATTGCAGACGGAAGCGTAACATCTGAAAAGTTAGCAGCAGGGGCTGGTGGCGCATATAACAATTGGTCAGTAAAAACAGGAGCTTATACAGCTGTAGCTAGAGACCAATTAATCGTAAACTCAGGGTCAGCTGTTACGATTACATTACCATCTAGCCCGTCAGCAGGAAATTCTGTTTCTATTCATAATGCAGGAGCAGGAACAGTAACTGTTGGTAGGAATGGTTCAAATATTAATTCTACTGCTGATGACGGAGAACTGTTAACAGATAAATCTGCTCAGTTAGTTTATGTTGACGGGACTATTGGCTGGAAGGAGGTTTAAGGTGGCCCAAAGTAATACAGCCATTGCACAACAACAACCATTACTTTCTGATTTTATTGGTTTATATAAAGCTGTATTAACAAAAAAAGAATGCGAAGAAATTATTCAGTTTTTTGAGGACTGCCATGCAGCAGGACTAACTCATGTTGGTTCTACAATAAGTGGTCAAAATACGTCGATAGTAAAAGATAGTATTGATTTGCAATTGATGAATGAAGGATTAAATCTTCCTTTAGGCTATCAATGGGCTTGTCAGCCAGAGAAACATAAAAAAATTACAAATTTATTGAAGAAACAATTTAAAAACATTTGTGCTGATTACTTGCAAGGTTGGATAGATGCTGTTGCCTCAGTCAATCCTGACAATGCTCCTTACAATATGGCAGAAGGACCAGTATATCTTTCTTCATTGCAAATACAGAAATACCCAAAAGGTTCAAAAGGTTATCCAGCTATTCACTGTGAAGCTGATAATCATTTAATGATTAAAAGAATACTTGCTCCTATCTTGTACTTAAATGATGTAACAGACGGTGGCTGCACAGAAGTTACTTTAGCAAATGCGATTATACCTCCTGTTGCTGGAAACGCGATGGTTATTCCAAGCCAGCCGCCTTGGTATCACAGGGGGCTTCCTTCTAAAACCCAAGACAAATATATTATTACGACATGGTTAGAATGGATGCCAGAGCAAGGTATGTTAGAGCTAATTCATCAACAGGAGAATATTAATGCCAGTTAAATTAGGTGGTGGTGACAGTTCTGGCACTTTAACAAAGTCGAGCTTCACCGCTGCAAATGCAATTTCCGCTGGAGATCCAGTATTAATAGACGGGTCAGGCAAAGTTTTAAAGCAAACTGCTGCTGGTCCTACTGCTTGGTCTGGTGTAGGAACAGGCGCACGTTTTTTACACTACAACAATACAGGTAATGCGTTTGGTTATCATTGGTCACGCATTGATGCAGCAAGCGGCAGAGTAGCATATATACGAAATAAGTCCATTAATAGTAATACCCGTAGAACAGTCTTAGCTGCTGGAACTTGTACTCAAACCTCTGCAAATGTTGTTTCATTTAATACAAATATTAGTTTTGCTTATGGGCAAACTTATGGAGTAAACGGAAGATCAATTGATGTAATTTATGACCCAATAAACGGTGGTTGGATTGAGTTAGGGTATAAAGATTCATCTACTGCAAATTTGATGGTAATTACAAAATGGAAAGTTGCAGCAAATGGTTTAAGTTCTTCAGCGTATATGGACCCTACTATTACTAATAGTAATAATAATAAAATTTATTCTAGGAAAGCTTCTTTAGTAAAAGATGATACTGGGAAAATATATGCAGTTGGAACTGGAGGTGCTGGGGATAATTATTATGGTTGGCATTGTAGGAGAATTGATTATTCTGCTGATGCTCAAAATAGTTGCACGTTTGGCACTGCACTAAATTCAACTAATTCAGCAGGTAATTATCATCCTGCTGATCTTTGTGCCACTTTTGATTCATTAAATGATCAGATTGTAGTTATTGCAGCTTCAAGTAATGAAACAATAGCTTGGGCTATTGATGTAGCAGCAAATGGAGATATTTCACAGTCTCATACTGTAAGACTAAGCGCAAGCGCAGGAGTAGATGGCAGTGCTTGGGGCGAAGGTATGAATAGCGGTGAGAATAGCTGGAAATCAATAAAGTGTGATTCAAAAGGTTGTTTGGCAGCAGTTAGTCATCAAGGAGCCATTGTTTCTTTTAAGAACACTGGTTCTGCTTTTACAACTGGCACTTTAATTAGACAAGCCGATACAGGAGATAAAGGTGGTATAGCAGTCGCTTATGCAAATGGTATGCGAGTGCAAGGCATTAATGTTTTAGAAGGAGCAGTAGATACGTTTTGTGTGCCATACCTCCCTGCCACCAGTGGCACACAAACCATGAGATATTATTTTTTTAAGGTAAACGCTGACGGAACTATCTCAAAAACAGTTAACTCAATACCTACTACGGGTCATTCTTACGTTGTTGCTGGAAGCTACGCTACTCTCCGTGGGTACAATATACTTGAAGCCAATAATAACCATGATGTTGGGGGTACGCAGCATACTACATTAAGTTCAGACGGTGGCTCGTATTTTGAATATGTAAACTATAATAAAGTGTTTATCACTAACTTAGATTTTTTTGAATATTTAGGTTTAGCTGAAGCAGCTATTAGTGCTGATGCTAGTGGAGACATTACATTATTAGGTGGGGTGAATGAAGCTCAGTCGAGCAAAGTAGCTGGCAGAGAATATTATTTAAATGCAGACGGAACTGTTACAGAAGGGTCAGGGACCCTTCCAATTGGAACAGCGGTAAGTCCAACTAAAATACTTGTTGGTAAAAAATTAACTCCAGGTACTAACTTGCAGCCAGCTAGTAATATTAAAAGCATACAAAGAGGATATTTTAGTTCTAGTGTAAATGGAGCGCAAACTGTAACAATTTCTTCAATTGATCCTGATAAATCATTTATTAATTTTAGTGTAGGTGCAAATAACGACATTATGCCGCCTAGAGGAACGATTACAGACAGAACAACGCTTACGTTTTATAGGGCAAATTCAACTGTGCCGTATCAAGTTGATTGGGAGGTAATCGAATATGTTTAACGTGATTGTTCTTGAAGATGTGACACATACCTATAAAGTTGGAGAAGATGACGTTGAAAAAACCTATCCGACTGTTGTTCAGTTAAAAACTGTTGCGCGAGACATGAGCAGCGAAGCTAATACGTATCTTGTTGACGAGTATGATGTTAATAAATATTTCGGAAAAATTTGCATTGTGGATCATGGCAGCACTATAACAGGTGTAGTGTATGACGAAGAAGGAAAGTTAACTGTTACCGAAGAACGGGAGAAGTATGAGCCAACCTTGACTTTTTATGACAAACCAGAAGATGTACCTGCATGAATACTGAGCAAGAAATTATTAATTTAAAAGAACGTATAAAACGTTCGTCAGGTGATAAACGAGGTCGTTTAAAGGCAAAACTTGCCCTACTAGAAAATAACCTTTGGTTAAGTAAACCCTGGGTAGAGCCTAAAAAGGCTTGGTGGCAAGTTTTACATGGATAAACTAGAAGCCCATGAAAGAGAGTGTGCGGTACGGTATAAGAATATCGAAGAACGCCTTGATCGTGGGACAGAGCGCATGAATCGCATAGAAATGAGTATCTATGCATTATACCCGTTTCTGGTAGGACTTCTGATAGCTAGTAAATTCGTAGGTTAATTCCTCATGTTCGCTGAATTAGCGGCAATCGGTAGCGCACTCAGCGCAATAAACTCAACCATTTCTACATTAAAAGAAAGCAAAGCTAATGCTTCTGATGCGGTGTCTTTGTTGTCTAAGTTTGGGGCAGCGTCAAGTAAGCTGGATAAATGGGAGCAAAAGACTAAATCAAAGCGGCCTCTCACGCCAAAAGAGGCAATGGATCTTAGTATTCATAGACGCAAAATTAAAATGCAAGAGCAGCAGATAAAAGATATATGCCTTATGTCGGGCTGTGCCGATGTTTACCATGAGGCTCAGAGGTTGAGAGCGCAGTCAGAAAGAGACCACAAAGAGTTTTTAAAAACAGCACATATAAGACGCAAGCAGCGCAAAGAAAAGATAAAAAACTGGGCTATAGCTTTGTTTATAGGGGTTTCTTTAATTGTAATTACAGGAACAGGATTTGTTTTAAACAAAGCATATGAGAAAGTACAGTTAGAAGATGCTAAAGAACGGCTTAAAAAAGCAAAAGAGCGTCAAAGGAATATACGAAAATGCGGTAGAATTAAATGCTAATCAGGAGGATGCATGGATAATATTGAGATAAATGGAGAGGACTTTAGTTTAGATTCAGTAACTGATGAAACAAAAGAGCTAGTGCGTCAGTATTTTTCTGGGTTAAACTTGATACAATTAAAACGAGATGAATTGTTTTTATTAGAAGTAGGCTCCTTAAATCTTAGTCATACACTTAAAGAACGTATACTGATTGATACAGGGAAGATAGAAAAGCAATGACTTATTACAAACTAACACGTTTTTCTGGTATAGCTCCTGCTGTTTCTTCTCGATTGTTGGGGGAACAGTTTGCTCAAACATCACAGAATATAGACTTTGAAGCAGGGCGCATTACTCCGATAACAGAAGAAACAACAACAACTACATTAACGGCTAGTACAAGAGGTTCTATTTATTACTATGAAAATAGTGTTGGTAATCAGTGGTTACAGTGGGATCAAGATTACATAAAGGTAATTGAAGGGCCTATTCCTGGAGATACTAAAAACAGGTTATATTGGTCTGGGCATACATACCCACGTATGTCATATAATACAGCTATTGTTTCTGGTAGCGCACCTTTTCCAACTACTGATTATCGACTAGGTATACCTGCTCCTGCTGCTTTAACAATTGGTGATCCAGCAAATGCTCAAGATACTACTACAACACCTATTGATGTAGCGTATGTTGCAACTTATGTGTCGAACTTTGGTGAAGAAGGACCGCCTTCTCCTGTTACAGCAACAAAAACATTTACGCCTAGTACACAAACTATAACGATCACTTTTCCGTCAGTGCCTAGTGGAGCTTATGCATTAGCTGCTAGTGCAGGTACATTTCCCCAAGCAGCTAAAATTAGATTATATCGTAGTGCAGTAGGTTCAACACAAGCAGCATTTCAATTAGTAACAGAATTAGCAATAAGTGCAAGCTCTCATACTGATAATGCTCAACCAGCTACGTTAGCAGAAGTTATTCCTTCTACAACATGGATAGGTCCACCCGACGATGACACTTCTTTGTATCCAGATGGCCCTATGCAAGGGCTTATACCTGTAGCAAACGGTGTGTTTGCTGGGTTTACAGGCAGACGGCTTTGTTTATCAGAGCCATTTTTACCGCACGCATGGCCTATTTCTTATCGAATTACACTAGAAAAAGAGATTATTGCTATAGCTACAACGGGTAATGGCATAGTTTGTTTGACAGATGGTAAACCTTACTTTGTAACGGGTACTGATCCGTCAGCAATGGTAGCGGTAGAAATTGATTTGGCTCAAGCATGTGTAAATAAATTTAGTGTTGTAGATATGGGTGATTATGTATTGTATGCAGGACCAGATGGTTTGTGCGCTATTGCAGGTACAGATGGTAGTGTAGTGACTAAAGGATTAATTAGCCCTGCACAGTGGAATGCTGATTTTGCTCCTACAACCTACAAAGCGTTTAAACATGAAGGTACTTATGTAGCATTTCATAGTACAACAAGTGGTTGGGTATATGATCCACGAGCGCAAGAAGCAGCTATATCTACTACAACCAGTTCGGCAGCGGTGCGTGGAGGTTTCTATAATCCTAAAGATGGGGAGTTAGACCTTATTATTGCAAGCAACGTGCGAAGGTATCGGGGCAGCACAACGAATCAAACAGCTACATGGAAAAGTAAGAAGTTTGTAGCACCTAACCCTGTGTCTATGTCATGGGTGCATATACATGCAGACAGTTACCCAGCGTCAGGCACAAAGAATCGAATACGAGTCTGGGTGGACGGCACTGTTATTGCTGATTACAACATAACTAAAACGGGTAACGTGTTTACTCAGGAAACATCTACACCTAATGGTATTAGTAATGTGACATTACAAGCTCCTACGATGCGGTTGCCTAGTGCAATAGGCACAGAATGGGAGGTAGAAGTGTCAGGTGCAGTAAACATTAACGAGGTTTGTTTGTCTCAAAGTATTGCGGAGATTAATGCAACATGACTACTTATGGCACACGTAACCCTGTTCTTGTTGGAGCAACTATATTGCCTGGAGTGGGTAGGGTTCCACGAGATGCCAGTCCAGAGTTAAGACGTTATCTTGAAGCACTACAAGAAACAATTGAAGTACGTAATGGACAACGAGGTGATCCCAGAGATCGTGCAGTTACGCTACGAGAGTTAATTGATAGTGGTTTAGCTAAAGAATTAGAAAGCACACCTTTTGATCCTAACAACCCAACGGTTGATAACATTGGATTTACTAACCCTACTGTAATACCTAATTTAAATACACCAACTGCACCTACTAGCTTTGTTGTTACTTCTGGTTATGCAAATATATCTTTAAGTTGGGCGTTTCCTTTTACGTACCAAGGCCATTCATTTACAGAAATATGGAGACATACATCAAATGATTTAACGGCTGCTTCTTTTATTGGTACGTCTTCTGGTAGCACTTTTGTTGATCCTGTAGGCAGTGTAGCAGGTACAACGTTTTATTATTGGATTAGGCATGTTAATGCAGGTGGGGAAATAGGGCCATTTAACGCTAGTTCAGGAACAACAGGATCAACGGCAACAGATGTAAATGTTTTACTTACGTCATTAACTTCACAAATTACTAGCAGTCAATTAACACAAACTTTATTAGCAGAAATTCCAGGTCAAACATTGGCTAACGGGCAAAGCACTGTTTCAATTGGCACGTTAAGTAATCAGTACACTGTAAAAATAGCAACAGGTGCGCAAGACGGGCAATATGTTTCAGGATTTGGTTTATCAAATGTAACTAATAGTGGGACAACAACATCTGCTTTTATTGTTGCAGCAAATCGTTTTGCAATAATAGACCCAGATACTTATGAAGGTGTTGGAGATGGTAGTTTAGCTAATGGTAATCCTGCTGCTAGTTTTGTCCCTTTTGCAGTAACGTCTGCATATACTGATTCTACTACAGGTTTGGTAATTCCTGCTGGTGTTTACATGAATACCGCTTTTATTAATAAAGCGACTATATCAATTTTACTTGCTGGCAGCATAGTAGGTGATTTTATAAAAGCTTCAGTTGTAATGGATGCACCAAATATTCATGCTGGGACAATTAATATTGGTAGCATAAATAAAACTGATGCTAATAATCCTAGAACGTGGACGCATAGTGGTACTAATAGAGTAAAAGCTTTTTCTGTAGACGGTAATGGTTTAATGCACGCTAAGTACGGTGAGTTGCGTGGCATGAAAATTGTTGCAGCTGATGGGGCAACAGAGCTTTTTAGAGCAGGTAGTGCTTCATATGGTACGGGTGGTTCTTTAATTAACAATGGTGATTTTAGTGCAGAACAAACAAATCCTGATAACCCAAATGAAACTCAAATTACCAACAATACGTTAACCACAGTTTTAGGTGCAGGTTGGACAAAAAATGAAAGTGGTGGCACAGTAACTTTTGCTGATGGGCAAGTTACTATACCTAATGGGTCATATATTCAATCAGAATTTTTTCCTGTTACAGAAGGAGAAAATTTATACATTGAATTAGAAGGTACAAGTCTTTCAACAGCTAACTGCCAAGTGGGTATTATTGGTTATCAGTCTAATCGGTCTACTTTTGTAGCTTCTAATTTTGCTACAGGCAGTGATTGGCAAGTTGTATCAAATATAGCAATAGCAGTACAAGCTGTACCTAGTAATGTTAGGTATGCAAAGTTAAGAGTATTATCTAATAGTGGTACTACTGTTTATACAAACGTTTATATAGGTAAAGCACCTAGACGAATTGGTGAAGGAACAGTTAGCACATTTATACGGGATGCTACTGTTAATACGTTACAGGTTAAAGGCAATGCAATTACTGTACCTGTAACTAATCAATGGGCAGGAATTTCTTTTATTGACACCGACCCAGCGAGTTATGCTTCTACTGCTTTGGTTAATACTACATGGAGAGTAGCAGGTGTTTATGGTAATCAACCTGCTTTTTCTTCTCCTTTTCCTACAGCAGTAACTTGTATAGGTACATTAGGTTTTCTTGTTATAAACAATGGAAGTGATACTGATTTATTTTTAGCAATTCATAAATCAACATCTACTTTGTCAGAAGGAGATAGCATTGGGGGAAACCCAAATGGCACACAGGTTATAATAGATGGTGACAATAACACCAGTACAAATGGTGCGGTGCAATTTCAATTTGGCACACCAACAGCCAACGATAAATACTATTTAGTGTGGAGAGCAGCGTCTATTTCTGGTACGTCCCGTTGGCGTAGAGGAGCAGGTGGATTAACTATCTTAGCCTCTAAGCGTTAGTTTTCTTTTTCTTTGAGTAACCTTTGTTGGGCTTTTTGTTTTCCATTCGGATAGGTTTTCCTGGTGGTGCATTAATAAAACATTTTTTACCTTTATGCATGATAGCTCCTAATCGTCTCTGTCTGCTAGTTTAAGCATTCGTAATCGTAAACGTTTGCTTCTTTCTGGAGTTTGTCTACTCCACCTACTGTCGTCCATTTCAAGTGCGACCTGCCCCCAAGCTTGATCTTCTACCGCTTGGTTCATGTGTTTAAATTTACCAAGACCAGTTGGCCCCATTTGGAAACACATATTAACAAGAATGTGCTGGGCTTCTTGAGGTAGTTCCTCCCAGCTATTATATATTCTACGGCAACCATTTATAGCAAGCTGCACATCTTCTTGAAATAACTCGTAGCATCTATGTTCTGTAATACTGTCTTCTGCTGGCGCACTATCGTAAGCATCTCTAATAGGCAGACTAACTTCTGGATCTGTGTTAAGAATTTTATGTCCTATACCAATGGTAGCGTGACCTTCTGTGCAGAGATATGCATGAAGCACCTTGCCCTCATCACTTGCTATTTCATCATAGAGAACCTTTATATCTACCGCCATACGTATTTTCCTAGTATATAACCTATGGTAATTCCTATTGCTAACTCAATCATTTTTTGCCGTTGTTCCAGCTTTGGAAGCCGAAAAAGGCTGCGATTAGCCCCGACACACTGATAAAATATACGGACGCAATGTCTCCGAGTATAGACGCAGCTTGGTCCAATTTTAAAAAAGATGTGATAACAATGCCACTTGGGTAGAGGAGCATACCGAATAGGGCGAACCAGCACATGTTCTTTTGCGCCTCGGCTTTTTCATTAGCTATTTCAAGAGCTTGTAATCTTTCTGTAGTAGCAAGTTCCGCATCTGTTACCACACCATCACCGTCAGCATCGTACTTTTCATACTCACTTCCTGGTTCAAGTTCTTTATTCATCTTTATTCTCTGGTTCATCTAGCTCTTTGTAATAGGTTACTATAGATAAAATCTGACGAATATATCTTTTTATTTCTGCCATGTTAACAGATAAGTTTTCATATCCAACAGGGCTAACGCCATAGTAAACATTGGTAGGTGCGTTGCCTTCTTTTAAATCTGTGAGGTATTCATCCATAATTTCTGGTGTTAAAACTTTCCATTCAACAGGTTTTGTGTTGATTTTATTAGGGAGAGGTGGGTGATATACCGCAGCAGGTTTTGTGATAGTTACTACTTCTACCGCTTTAGTTTCTGGTGTGTACTGTCCGTTTCCTATTAAACTGCAGCCACTACAAGTTAGCAGCAGGAGAAGTAATACTTTCAAATTCACCTAACACCTCCTTTGTTCCTTTGTTAATTATATTCTCGATTAATTTAGGTTTGCGTAAGCTCAACATATTTATATCGTGCTTATCAAATTTACTTTTAAGTTTACTAACTTCTTCACGGGCTTGATTGTTTTGTTCTTGGAGCGTGTTGATTTTTTCAAAGGCTCTTTGTTTATCTTCTTCTGCTTGTATTACTTGATTATTGAGTTGTTTGATA